AACCAACAACACCGAACGCGGCCGGTTCACGGCGGGGGGTGATTTTTTAACCGCTGGGAAAACCACGGCAAGTTTTACAACGGTTGGCGCAGAATTGTTGGCAAATGGACAGATAAATACCGCAACCGCCAATATAGATAACTTAAACCTTTATAACACAACTGCCGCTGCTTATCGGTTTTACGTCAGTCCCGGCGGAACTGTTTTTGCCACTAATACGACCATTAGCGCCATTTCAGACCAGCGACTAAAGGAAAACGTCCGCGATTTGGATGTTGGCCTTGATGCGATTATGGCATTGAAGCCTCGCAAGTTTGACTGGAAGGAAGGAAAGGGGCAGGACAAGAAAGACGTTCGCGGTTTTATCGCTCAAGAGTTTGAGCAGGTATTCCCTGACTTAATTGACGAGTGGAAAGACCCGGCACCAGAAGGCGAGGAGCCATACAAATCCGTGCGTCAAGATTTGATTCCGGTGCTAGTAAAAGCCATTCAAGAACTGTCCGCCAAAGTCGCCGCATTGGAGGCCAAATGAACACCGCCCTATTGATCTTGTTCTGTGTGCTGCAAGCCGCTGACGCCTACACGACGCTGACCGTGCTGAAGCAAGGCGGGCGTGAGTTAAACCCCGTGATGGCAAAACTCTTTGCCAAGTTCGACCCGTTGCCTGTGATGGTCAGTGTGAAACTCGTTGGCGTGTGGGCGTTGTGGTACGTCGATATGTGGATGCTCACGCTCGCGGCGTGTGTCGTGTATGCGTATGTTGTGAATCAAAACTATGGAGTAATGACCCGTGGACGTTGAACTGAAAGTCTCGCTTGAGGAAGCCGTTGCCATCGTGAACCTGTTGGGGTCACTCCCGACTGCACAAGGCGCACACCCGCTTTGGGCCAAACTCAAGGAACAGGTTGAGCCGCATCTGCCAAAGGAAGAACCGAAATGACCACGATCACTTGGAACATCAGCCAACTGAACTGCTTGCCGCAAGCCCCAGAGGGCGCGGATTACGTCGTCACGGCGCACTGGCAGTGCAACGGCGTGGACGGCCAATACAACGGCAGCGTCTACTCGACCTGTTCGTTTCCCGTCGTGCAGGGCGAATTCACACCATATAACCAACTGACGAAAGATCAAGTGCTGGGCTGGATTTGGGCCAACGGCGTGGATAAGGACGCGACCGAGGCTGCGGTGGAGGGGCAGATTGAGAACCAGAAGAATCCTCCGATTGTCTCTCCCAAGTTGCCGTGGGTGACGCCATGAACGACATTGACCTCAAGGTGACGCTGGAGGAGGCCATTGCCATCGTCAACCTCCTTGGCAGCCTGCCGACGTCGCAGGGCGGGTATCCGCTTTGGGCCAAACTCAAGGCGCAGGTAGAACCACTGATCCCCAAACCGGATGAAGTAAAGCAATGACATCGGTACAAGAACTGGAAGTCACCGTGACCAGTCACATTGATGTTTGCACGGTGCGCTACGAGGCCATCCACGCTCGGCTCAAGCGTCTGGAGCAACTGGTACTGAAGGTTGGCGGTGTCATCATCGTCGTCCTGTTAGGCGCGTTGGGCAGCATGGGTATGCTGTTGCTGGAGGCGTTGCAAAAGTGACTGAGACGACCGACATCGAAATGTTCAAGGCGCAGGTGCGAGCCGAGTTGAACCGGCTTGAGGCGCAGTCTTCGGCAAAAGAAGTCGCAGGTAAGGCCATTGGCAAAGATGGCCTCAAGTACATCACGGTCATCGTGGTCATCGGTGTCGTTTCCAGTCTTGCTTTGGAAGGCGAGAAGATTGCGGCGGTAATGGGCCTATTGGGCGCGTCACTGACCGCGCTGATCTCCATGCTCAACAACATTGCCGGGGCTAACGAAAAGGAAGACAAGCCCGAGTTTGGCGTAATCAAAGAACTGATTAACAAACTGGATCGACTTGACCGCAAGGAAATGCCGATGCGTGTCGATGTCGAGGGCGACCATGTGACTGTCACGAAGGGCGATGATGTGGTGAGGGCGTCCAAGTGAACATGCAGAAGATTGTGGATATGCTGTTCCCAGTCCTGCTGGCCGCTGTCGGCTGGCTGCTTGCGGAAATCGCATCGTTCAACAATCGTTTGATCGCCATTGAGTCCAAAATCCCTATCCTAATCACCGAGGATGGGGTGCCGACTGACAGCCCGTTAAGCGCGTCCCGTCGTCAGGAACTCAAAGACGACATTATGGAAGACATCCATGACTTGCAGGTGCGCGTCAAACTGATGGAGGAGCGCAACAAATGATGACCATGATTAGCACCTTTCTGTCGTTCCTTGCAGGTGGATTACCCAAGATTCTGCAAATCTTCCAAGACCGGCAAGACAAGAAGCATGAACTGGCTCTTGTCGCAGCCCAGAAAGAGCGTGAGTTGGCCCTTGCAGAGCGTGGGTTTATCGCGCAGGCACGGGTTGAGGAAATCAAACTGGAGCAAATCCAGACGCAGACGGCTGGCGAGGAGCGACAGGCTCTGTACCAGCACGACATCGAAATTGGCAAGGGTGCTAGTCAGTGGATGATTAACCTGCGAGCCAGCGTCCGCCCGGTCGTGACGTACATTTTCGTGCTGGAGTTGGTCGCGCTGAACGTGGCTGGCGTTTGGTATGCCTACACAACCGGCATTCCCTTTGCGATTGCGATGGAAAACGTATTCAGCGACGATGAGATGGCAATTCTGGCGTCCATCATTGCGTTCCATTTTGGTGGCAGAGCGTTCTCGCAAAAATGATTGGGGTATACGCAATAAGGAATGTCGTTGCCGGAAAGGTATATATCGGCAGTAGTGGCAATATTAAGAAAAGGCTTATCTGCCAAAAGTCATACTTAAAAAACGGGAATCACCCGGCTACTATTCGTTCTTTGCGTGGAACCAAGCAAGACATATCTCAATTTTCGTTTGATGTTGTCTGCGAAACGGAAAATATTGATCAGGCAAGAGAATTGGAAGACTTTCTTCTTGCAGAGATTCCGCAAGATCAACTTTATAACCTTGCTCTGGACCACACTGGCGGCAAGGTAAAGCGCATTAACTTGGAGCGGTATCGTGATGGCGCTGCCAAGCGTCTTTCTGACCCCGAGTTTAGAAACAAGTTAAGTCAATCCTGCAAAGGAAAGCGCCAAATCGTTACTTGCCCAAAGTGCGGTGTATCAGGTGGTGGCGGCAATATGCGCCGATACCACTTTGACAGGTGCAGATATGAAAGTAAGCCCTGATCTTATTAAACTTGTGAAATGCCATGAGGGTGTCAGAACACGCCCTTACAGGTGTCCTGCTTTATTGTGGACGATTGCGGTAGGTCATGTCATAGACCCTAACCACGCCAAGGTGCCGTTTGAGGAGCGACGAAATTTACAGATACCCGACGGCTGGGATCGCACCCTCACGATGGGAGAGGTGGACGCTATCCTTGCTCAAGACCTTGGCCGGTTTGAGCGCGGCGTGGCCCGACTTTGCCCTGCTGCTGTTGGTCATCAAGGGATTTTCGATGCTTTGGTTTCCTTCAGTTTCAACGTGGGCCTTGGAAATCTGCAACGCTCTGGGTTGCGGATGAAGACCAACCGGGGTGACTTTGAAGAAGCGGCTGAAGAGTTTATGAAATGGACTAAAGCTGCTGGTAAAGTTCTACCCGGCTTGGTTAAGCGCAGAAAAGACGAACGTGCCATGTATTTGTCGGGAGTTGTGTAATGCCTGCTTCGATGACTTTTACCAGCTTACAGTCCGACATTCGCAACTACCTTGAGCGAGGCGGCGCGACTGACCCTATTGTTTACGATCAGATTCCTCGTTTAATTACTTTAGCTGAACGACGAATTGCGCGTGAACTTAAGATCCAAGGGTTCCAGAATGTCGTGACAATGGCGATGCAAACCGGCGTTGCGGTGTATGCCAAGCCTGATCGGTGGCGCGATACGGTCAGCATTAACTACGGCACTGGTACTGGAAACAATACTCGGGTTCCTGTTTTCCCGCGTTCTGACGAGTACATCAGGCAGTATTGGCCGAATGAGACCGAAA